ACGTTATATATATATGAAACACTTAACTACAAGTACAGATGACCAAACTGTTTTGTTTATTCCTAGAGAATATGCACTTAGTGGTACTCTGATACTAAGAGATGATAGCACCAACACAGAGACTAGTGAGGTGGTAGATTTGGGTAAGTCAGGAGAGTATATGAGCCTTACTCATTCTTTTTCTTTAACAGAAGGTAGGTTTTATGATATGAAAGTCTTGGTTTCAGGTAACGTAATATACAAAGACAAGATATTCTGTACAGACCAAGACATTGACCAAGATACAAATGACTACTATTCAGTAAACAAAGATGTTTACATTTCTGAGGATAGCTTTGATAATGATTACATTATACTATGACAAAAAGAGCAAACAATATAGTTAAGGCTATAAATAAAAATGTACATAATAACGTACATAAAAAGCAAGAGGTAAGCATAGTTAATCTAAGCACTTACACTTCCCCTAAGGTATCTGAGGTAAGAGGTAAGGACTGGGTAGCTTATGGTGCTGACAATAACTACTATCAGTTTCTTATAGACAGATATAACGGTTCTCCTACCAATAATGCTATTATCAATGGTATATCAGAGATGATTTATGGTAAGGGACTAGATGCTACAGATTCTAATAGAAAGCCCGACCAATATGCACAAATGAAAACCTTGTTTAATAAGGACTGTACTAGAAAGCTAGTATATGACCTTAAACTAATGGGAAGTTGTGCTATGCAAGTAATCTATTCTAAGGATAGGTCTAAGATTGTACAAGTAGAGCATATGCCTGTAGAGACTCTAAGAGCTGAGAAGTGCAATGAGGATGGAGATATAGAGGCTTACTACTACTTTAAGGATTGGACTAAAATAAAGCCATCTGATGAGCCACAGAGAATACCTGCGTTTGGGTTCTCTAAAGAAGCTATTGAGATTTTATTTGTTAAGCCTTACAGAGCAGGATTCTATTACTACTCTCCTGTAGACTATCAAGGAGGTTTACAGTATGCTGAGTTAGAAGAAGAAATATCTAACTACCATCTAAACAATATTATGAATGGTCTTGCACCTTCTATGCTTATTAACTTCAACAATGGAGTGCCTAATGAGGAGGAAAGACAGTTAATAGAAAACAAGATACACCAAAAATTTGCAGGTTCTAGCAACTCAGGGAAGTTTATACTTTCTTTTAACGATAATGCTGAGACTGCTGCTAGTATTGAGCCTGTACAATTATCAGATGCACACCAACAATACCAATTCTTATCTGATGAGAGTTCTAAAAAGATAATGGTATCTCATAGGGTTGTGTCTCCTATGTTATTAGGTATTAAAGACTCATCAGGATTAGGAAACAACGCAGAAGAAATAGAGACGGCTTCTACATTAATGGATAACACCGTTATAAGACCATTTCAGACACTTTTAATAGATGCCTTTGACCAAGTACTAGCTTACAATAATATCTCTTTAAATCTATACTTTAAGACCTTACAACCGCTAGAGTTTACAGACTTAGATAATGTGGTAGATAAAGAAACTAGAGAAGAAGAAACAGGAGTAAAGATGTCCTCTGATAAACCTAAGGTAGATGATGAGTTAGCAGACTTTATGGTAGATTTTGGAGAGGATGAGAATTTAGATGAGTGGGAACTTGTAGATGAGAGACCTGTAGACTATGATACAGAGGAAAGTCTTGACAAGATGATTGGATTAGCTTCTACTGGTTCTGCTAGACCTAACGCTAAGAGTGACCAAGATGGAGAGGTAGAGAACCTAAGATTCAAAGTAAGATACCAATACGCTCCATTACAGACTACTAAAAAGAATGGAGAGAATGTATCTAGAGACTTCTGTAGAAAGATGGTATCTGCTAAGAAAATATATCGTAAAGAGGATATTCAGCAAATGTCTCAAAGAGCAGTTAATGCAGGTTGGGGTCTAAATGGTGCTGATACTTATGATATTTGGCTTTATAAAGGTGGAGGTTCTTGTCATCATTTTTGGATGAGAAAGACTTATATGGCTAAGGGTGTAAATCCTGATGCTACAAACCCTAATGCTGAGATTAGCGTAAACCAAGCAAGAAAAGATGGGTTTAAACCTGAGACAAACGACAAGAAAGTAGCTACTAGACCTACTGATATGCCTAATAATGGATTTGTAAATAAAAGATAAATGGCAATAGCACTATTCATAACAAGAACTGACTTAGTACGCAATAGCATCCTAGATGGTAATGTAGATACTGACAAGTTCATTCAATTTATAAAAATAGCTCAAGAGATACACGTTAAGAACTATCTAGGTTCTAAGCTCTATAATAAAATATCTGCAGATATAGTTGCAGGAACGCTATCAGGAGACTATTTGACACTAGTAAACAGTTACGTTCAGCCTATGCTTATTCACTTTGCTATGGTGGACTATTTGCCGTTTGCTGCTTACTCTATTAAAAATGGAGGAATATATAAGCACACAAGCGAGAACTCTGAGGTAGTATCTAAAGATGAGGTAGATTACTTAGTAGCTAAGGAGAGAGATATTGCTGAATACTACACTAGAAGGTTTATTGACTATATGTCATTTAACCAGTCTAGCTATCCTGAATATACGTCTAATATAAATGATGATATACACCCTGACCACGATGCGACCTTTCAAGGTTGGGTACTATAGATATGAAAGCAAGATACAAACCCAAAGACAAGAACTTAACTAAACTAAAAAAATATCTAGAAAAGCAAAAAGATGGCAAACAACATAGACTGGGGAATAGTATACGAAAGTAGTTGGTGGGGTAATGTAAACGAAACTAACGGTTGGGGTAGCATTTACCCTTTTGATGCGGATGGTAGTTTTTTAACCGTTGATACCACCATCCTAAGAGCAGATACAACGGCAAACACATCAGACCAAACTCAATACTAAACAATAAAAAATGGCACAAGAAACAATTAACATAGGTACTTCTCCAAACGATGGTACAGGAGACCCTTTAAGAAATGCTTTTAACAAGGCAAATTTAAACTTTTCTGAACTCTATAGCGGAGCAGGAGTAGGAGACGATTCTGTAACATACGCTAAGTTAGGAACAGAATTTACAACAAGTGCTGCATTAGCAACAAACGTAGATTTTGCAACTGCCCAAGTATTTACTAAGACACTAAGTGGAGACACTACCCTTACTTTCTCAAACGCAGAAATAGGTATGGTAAAAGACTTGGTAATAACAGGGGCGCATACTTTAACGCTTCCTGCAGGTTCTACTGTCGCAGGTACTTATGACGGTTCAGTAAGTAATTTAATTCAAGTAGTAGTAACAGGAGCAAGCGAATACTGGTTCTCAATCTCTCAAGCACAATAATATGAAAGCAATAGAAATAAACGGAAACATTAAAACGTACAACAGGCTTCCTAAGACTTGGAAAGATGACAATGGTGTACACTTAAACTTTGACAAAGTAGAAAACCCACAAGACTATGGTTTCTATGATGTAGTTATGCCAACATACGATAGTGTAACACAACAAATATCTAACTTACACTTTGATGGTAGAAAAAAGAAGTTTGTTTACGATGTTACAGACAAGGTATTTAGCCAAACATTAGAAGAAGCTAAAGACACTAAGAAGTCAGAGGTTAAAACAATGGCTTATAAATTATTGCAGCCTACTGATTGGTATGGAATAAGGTTAGCAATTAATGGAATTGCACTTCCTCAAGATATAACAGATGAAAGAAACGAAATAATTAGAAAATCTGATATTGCAGAAGTAGAAATTGACAACCTAACAACTATTGCAGAAGTGCTTAAATATCAAATTATATTAGTAGAGCCTATTGATATATTAGGAAGCGAGTTAGTATAACCTTAAAACAACAGTATGAATAATAGATTAATAAATACTAAGGTTGCAGGTGGTGGCGGTTGTACTGATATAGTAGATAATTACGACCCATTTGGTGGTAATGGTGTTGCTTTGTATCAATTTAACGGAGATTTAACAGACGTTAGTACTAATTGGAATTTAAGTGCTTCAGGTGTAAATTATCCTTCAGGAGCATTTGGTCAAGCGGTAGCAGGAAATATAATACCAAATCCAAGTTGGGGAATGGAAACTTCTTCTCAAATAACAATATCTTGGTGGGGTAGGTCTACTGATGGAATTGCCGAGATTTGGGGTTATCTTGGTCAAGCAGGAGATAATCCACTTATTAGATTATCAAATGGGTCTATTAGATTTGAGGGAAATGGCAGTCAAATAGACCATTCTTTTACTGCACCAGCAGTCGGAACTAATTGGAATCATTATGCTATAACAATAGATTGTTCAACAGGTTTTATTAATCATTATAGAAATTCAGAACAATTATTGGTTAATGCAGACGCTGGTACAAGTACATTAATAGGGAATTTAAGTGGATATGGATTTTTTTCTGGTTCAAGTAATACTTATAGTGGTCAAAACGTAGAGTTAGACCAAGTAAGAATATTCAACACCGCCTTAACCCCTTTAGAAGTAGAGGCTTTATATACAGAGGAACTATGTATTTGTGATGGAACAGTAGATACCTTAGATGTATTAGGAGACGGTTCTTGTATTGCTACATACCAATTAGATGGTAATGCTAATGATTTAAGCGGTAATTATAGTGGAACACCTACTGATGTATCTTATGGAGTAGGCGAGTTTGATTTAGCAGGGGTGTTTAATGGGAGCAGTAGTGTTTTTAATTTACCTGCTTATTTTTCAAATCCCAATACTAATTCTTCAACACTTTCTATTTGGTTTAAAAGCAATATAAATGACGGAAATTTAAGAAGTATTTTTGCAAACAGAAATGTTTCAGGAGGTGC